CAATAGTTGACGCAATCCGGATGCGAGCCGGTCTTCAGACCGAAGCTCGTCCATATGAAATTTCGTATGAGGCTTTAAATGAACGCTATTCCACTGAAACTTGGGAATGGTATACGTTAAAGCAATGCATTTTGGATTTGCGTCTTGGTGACGTTATTTTGTGTCCCGCTTTGGAGAAGATCTTCCATGTAGATTATGGAAGTAACTGTAGTGAAATCCTAACTACAGTTGTGGAGAAAGTGACAGACGTGTCGCTTTTTGATAGGTATCTGTGATTGGACCAAAGATTCACCTTTCATCCGCAGTAAGGCCATCATCTGATCATTGAGGTCCATCTTTTTAAACTCGGCTGGGGAAACTCCCAATGCATCTGGAGTCGGTAATCCATCGATACTTCCAAATGATCGGAGTATAGCACCATAAACTAGCCAAGACTTACCTGAATATAAGTCGTAGGCTCTTTTCAAAAAGGTGCCTGAGTTCAAATTAAAACGACGGGCTACAGTCATTTCCCACCCGCCATCTCTTGCAGATTTCTGAATGAATTCTGAGGTAAGCTGTTGTCCAGAATCTTCACGACAATTGTCATAAAGTTTACTGAAAAAACCAATTTCGGCTATATTATTAAAACCCGTTGTTCCATTATTTCCAGAATACATGAAGCCTTCTGTAGGTTGCAATTCAACATACTCTGAACGGCAATCAGGGTTCCGTAAAGTAGTTGACATGCCGCATTGCTTTATTATGCCGATGGCACGATCTAACAAACCAACTTTGTCGGCCAAATAAGCATAAGCTGCAAAGACTGCGAAACCATTAGTGGCATCACAACTGGAAAAATCAGTTTCATACACTTGATATCCATTTTGTGTTCGATAAATGATAAACCCATCATCACTAAAAAAAAACAAGTTTTAGGGTGTTGATCGGTAACGCCAGCAAACACGAATACATCATGTTACACTTGTGAACTTCCTGACAATCGCAAAACTCTAAGTAAAATGAACATGGCAAATCGTTTAAAAAACCATCTCCAACATAAATTTCACGCTCCATCATCTGTTTCACAAATGGACACACGACATGGTCAAACAAAGTCAACCACTGGCCGCTAGCATACAACCGTCC